ACTAAGTCTTATGAAATCTGGTCTGAAACAGTTGCTGACGTAACAGTCGGAGACGATAACCCAAAAGTTATCCAGCCGGAAGCATAGGTCGGATCCTCGTAACTCTAGCGATAGAGACGGGGATTCCTATGCAGTATTGGGACACGGCTGAGGATGTTTTAACGGCAATCGAGATTTTAAAGGAGCGATCAGATGGCAGGTGAACTCCCTAGTGATAGAAGTTTTATTGCCTATGATAAAAAAGATTTAAGGGCTATCACAAAAGCCTTTAAAGGAATGTCTGATGAAGCAATTGATGCAGCTAAAACAGAATCTGGAAATCTTGCACAATTTGCAGGAGATAGGATCCGCGCAGCTGCTCATTCCGCTCCTAATGTTTTAGTAGCAAGACGAATTGCAGAGGGTGTAAAAATCTCAAAATCCTCTAAAATTGGTGAGTTGTCGTTTGGTTTTGCTAGTCAAAAATTTAGCGGAGGAGCCACAACTCAATGGAACGTAGGTACTGCAGGAGGTAATGGACTTCTTGCTGGCGCTGAGTTTGGTGCTAAAAAATACAAACAATTTCCGGCGCGATCACCTAGATATGGTAAGCGAGGCAATGAAGGATATTTCATCTATCCAACATTACGAGCAATTCAACCAGAATTGATTGCGAAATGGGAAGAAGCATTTAGTAAGATATTGAAGGAGTGGAATTAATGGCTGGTAGTAGAACACTCAAACTTTCGATTCTTGCTGACGTTGATGATCTTAATAAAAAGTTAAAAGCAGCAAACGGCGATGTTGAAAATTCAGCAACGCAATTAGAAAAGTTTGGCAAAGTAGCCGGGGCTGCGTTTCTTGCAGCTGCTGCAGCTGCTGGAGCCTATGCAATTAAAATCGGCGTTGACGGAGTTAAAGCAGCGCTGGCAGATGAACAGAGCCAAGTCAGATTAGCCTCAGCGTTAGAAAACGCTACAGGAGCAACCAAGGCTCAAATTGCTGCTACTGAGGATTCGATTGATAAGATGGCACGCGCTACAGGCGTGGCAGATGATTCTTTACGTCCGGCTCTTGCTCGTTTGGCTTTAAGTACAAATTCAACTAGCAAGGCTCAGGAGTTATTGGCACTTGCTCTTGATATCTCAACTCAGACAGGCAAGCCACTTGAAGGCGTAGCAAATGCGTTAGGTAAGGCTTACGACGGTAACACCGCAGCTCTTGGCAAATTAGGTGTTGGACTTTCAAGCGCTGAATTAAAGGCAATGTCTTTCACCCAGGTTCAAACTAAATTATCTGATCTATTTGGTGGCGCAGCTGCTAAAAACGCTGAAACCTTTCAGGGACGAATGGATCGTCTTAAGATTGCATTTGACGAAGGCGTTGAAGCCATCGGTTACAAGTTACTCCCGATTATCGAAAAACTTATTGCAATCATTGTAGATAAAGTTGTCCCTAATTTTCAAAGGTTTGTCAAACTATTTGATCCATTAAAAGATGCAATCGACCGTAACAAAGAATCATTTCAGGCACTTGGTAACTTCATTGTAGATTACATAGTCCCAGTATTTACCGTTGCTCTTGCTGGAGCAATTTCATTCGTCGCAAAAATAGCCGGTGGAGTTATCGATATCGTCGGCGGAATCATTAACGTAATCCGCACGCTGGTATCTGGTGCCATCGATGGTATTAATGCCATGATTAAGGCTTACAACTCAGTACCTTTATTGCCTAATATTCCAACTATTTCAAAGCCTTCATTTACAAGCCCTACAGTTTCAGCCCCTAAAGTCTCGACGCCAACTTATACCGCTCCTACTATTTCGGCGACTGGTACAACATCTGGTACAAGCACTTCAAGCGCTGCAGCTGCATCAACAGTTGCAGCAACAGCAGCTGCCTCAACCGTTGCCGGTTCATTTAACGTTGGATCTTTCCGCATGGCAGAAGCGCGCGATAGTGGCGATACTTACAATATCAACGTATCGGGAGCCTTGGACAAGGAAGGCGTTGCTCGTCAAATCGTGGATATTATTCAATCCTCCAATATGCGCGGCACTAATGGATCTCTAAGTCTGCAGGCGATATGAGTAACTGGACGCCTGCTTGGAAAGTTTATATCAATGGCAATGCTGAAAATTATGCAAGTAGCACAATCGCCAATCTTACGATTACTAGCGGTCGTACAACTATTGAGCAACAGGCTCAAGCCGGGTATTGCAATATCCAGTTAGTCAATCTGACAAATGAAGCATTTAATTTTAAAGCCACGGATTCTTTGGCTATTGAATTACAAAATTCGGCTGGGACTTATATAGGCATATTTGGCGGTTTCATTACAGATTTTAGTATTGAGGTTATACAAGCCGGCTCAACAGGATTTACAACAGCTGCAAACATAACTGCCGTTGGTGCACTATCCAGACTTTCAAAATCTACCTGGACGGCAACTCTAGCCCAGGATGAGGATGGCGATCAGATTTATGAATTATTGGCTGATTTGCTGGTTAACTCATGGAATGAAGTAGCGCCTTTATTAACTTGGGCTGCTTATGATCCAACAACTACTTGGGCAAATGCTGAAAATGTTGGACTTGGTGAGATAGATCGACCAGGTCAATATACTTGTCAATCGCGTCCATCATCTGCCGACGTTGTAGATCGCTACAGTCTCGCAGCTCTTATTGCTCAATCTGCCCTTGGTCAACTTTATGAGGATGGGTATGGTCGCATTTCTTACGCCGATGCTACCCATCGCCAAAATTATTTGGCTGCGAATGGGTACACAGAATTAGATGCTAACAATGCTTACGCTGCAGGAATTAGATCCATCACTCAATCGGGTGATATCCGAAATAACATAACACTCAATTACGGAGCAGGATACGGATCTCAAAAAACTGCCGTTGATACCACTTCCATAATAACTTTTGGATTATATGCCGAATCCATCAATACGGTTATTCACGGGGCAACTGATGCACAATCCGTCGCTGATCGACGCTTAGCCCTTAGATCCTACCCTCGTTCAAAATTTGACTCAATTACTTTCCCATTAGGAAACAATGAAATTGATGACGCAGATCGCGATGCTTTGATTTCAATATTTATGGGTCAACCAATCAAAATTACAAATCTGCCCTCGAACATCAACGACGGCGAATTTGAAGGATACGTTGAAGGCTTTACTTTTAGGGCTGGATTTAACCGTGTTGATCTAAACATCAACGCAACCCCAATTGAATTTTCCCAAGTGGCAATCCGCTGGGATCAGGTTTCAGCCTCTGAAGCCTGGAATACTTTATCGGCTATACTTACATGGAACAATGCGATAGGAGCAGTAGCGTAATGGCAACAACAACGAATTATGGGTGGACTACCCCGGACGATACAGCCCTTGTAAAAGACGGCGCAGCTGCTATTCGCACCCTTGGCTCATCCGTCGATACGACAACCAAGGCACTCAATCCATCAACAACACTCGGTGATATTGAATATCGATCAGCAACTGCAAATACAAACACTCGTTTGCCGATTGGCACAAATGGTCAGGTTTTATCGATTTCTGGCGGTGTGCCAGCATGGACAACAACGGCAGATGTAACGCCATTAACAACCAAAGGTGATCTTTTTACTTTTACAACTGTTGATGCTCGAATTGGCGTTGGAACAAACGGCACAGTTTTGACAGCTGACTCAACAGAGGCAACTGGATTGAAATGGGTCACACCGACAACGCCAAGCATTAATTGGGTTGCTGTCAATGCTGGCGGTACATCTCTCAGCGGTAGCACAACCACAATTTCAGGCATTACGGGTGCAAATCAGCTGATGGTTTTAATGTATGGCGGATCAAGCACAAATACTTACGTCGAGTTTTATGCTCGTATTAATAATGATACAGGTGGAAATTATTTATTTGCTGGCGTGAATCAGGCTGGAAGTACAACAGGCAATAATTCAACTAATGCAGGAACTAAAATTACTGTGGCAGGTGGTTCATCAAGTGCAACGGCGGCAGGTTATGGATCATTTACAATTACCGGCGGTAATGCTTCAGGCGTAAAAAGTTTTAGCGGAGTCGGATCAACCGATGCAGGTGGTGGGTCTGGGCAAGGTTCTTATGTTTACGGCGGTTACTGGAACAACAGCGCAACAATAACCGAAATAAACTTTTTCCCGTCAGCAGGCACATGGGATGCTGGCACAGTCTATGTATTCAAGAGCGCATAAGGAGCAATCATGAAAATCATTGAACGAATCTATGATGCAACAACTGGAGAAACAACAGATGTTGAAAGAACTTTGACCGCTGCTGAAGTCAAAGAAATGGAAGCAATACGAATGGAGGCAGCCAAGAGGCAAGCAGCAATTGAACAAGAAGCAGCAGCCAAAGAAGCAGCACAAGCAAAACTTGCTGCCCTTGGCTTGACAACAGATGATTTGAAGGCTCTTGGGCTTTAATGAAACCTCGTTTATCTAAATCGGTTATCCAACTAAGAGAACAGGCAGACGATGCTTATCCAGATCGAAAGCGTGACTCGGACGGGACAATCGGGGACGCCAAGCACTCAACCCGAAAGAGCGATCATAACCCTGACCCTGATTCAGGGTATGTCCGGGCTATCGATCTCGATGCTGATTTCGACAAACAAGCCTCCACAGCTGCTTACGTTGCCGACCAAATTCGAATTGCAGCCAAATCAGATAAACGAATTGCTTATGTCATCTTTAATTACAAGATTGCAAGCGCTCGAAGCCTCTGGCGCTGGAAAAAATACAACGGAGTCAATCCGCACACAAAGCACATCCATGTCAGTTTTACAAAGGCTGGCGACACGGATTCGAAGTTTTTTAACATCCCATTACTAGGAGGAACAGATGAGCCAAGACCTAAAAAAGATGCTAGCAAGTTGGGGCAGAGCCTTTCTAACAGCTGCGCTTGCACTCATAGCTGCGGGCGAGACTGACCCTAAGAACATTGCTTACGCTGGCGCGTTGGCAACGATTCCGCCAATTATGCGTTGGCTAAATCCTAAAGATGAAGCGTTCGGTTTGCGGTGAGTGCAAGTGATTGGGCAGGGTTCATCCTTGCCATTGTCTCGACGATTGCTGTATTTGTTGGCGGTTTGCGTTATTTGGTTCGCGGTTGGCTGTGGACTCTTACGCCGAATGGTGGATCATCTCTCGCTGACCGATTGGCAAGAATAGAGACACGCCAAGAGCAGATGATGGAACTTCTCAAAAAGTAAG